GATTGATGCCAATGAGTTTGTTTGTGATATCTACATCAAGCCTGCCCGTTCTATTAACTTTATCACATTGAACTTCATCGCCACACGTACTGGTGTTGACTTCAGTGAGATCGCTGGTTATGGGGTAGACAATGGCTATTTTAGGCGTAGATGATTTTAAATCCAAACTTATAGGAGGTGGAGCACGTGCCAACCTCTTTAAGGCAACTATTAACTTTCCTTCTTATGCAGATGGCGATGTAGAACTTACTTCGTTTATGTGTAAGGGTGCAGGTCTTCCGGCATCGATTGTAGCTCCAATCGTGGTTCCTTTCCGTGGTCGTCAATTGCAAATTGCAGGCGATCGTACGTTTGAACCATGGACTGTTACTATCATTAATGATGCTAATATGGAAGTCCGTAATGCATTTGAACGCTGGATGAATGGTATCAATCAACATAATGCTAACACTGGTTTAACTAATCCACAAGAATATCAAGCAGATATGATTGTAGAGCAGCTTAATAAAGCCGGTGCAGTAACTAAGCGTTATGACATCCGTGGTACTTTCCCAACTAATATTTCTCAAATCGAACTTTCATACGATACTGAAAATGCGATTGAAGAATTTACAGTTGAGCTCCAAGTTCAGTACTGGGAGTCCGGAACCACTACCTAGTAGTGTTATAAATAGTACTAGAGGCGGTCAAGTATCGCCTCTAGTTAACTAGTTAGGGAAATATTATGGCAGAATTATTCGGCTTTGAAATAAAAAGAAAAGACCAAGAAAAAGAAGATGCAAAAAAGATTTCTTTTGTTGCACCTGAATCTGATGATGGTCTAGGATACGTTGTAAATGCTGGCGGTCACTTTGGTCAATACGTTGACATGGAAGGTGACAAGGCTAAGACTGATCAACAACAAATTATTAAATACAGAAATTTGGCAATGCAACCAGAATGTGATGCTGCAATTGAAGATATTGTCAATGAATCTATTGTTGCCGACGATGATTCAGCACCTGTATCTCTTGTTATGGAAGATTTGGATCAATCAGATAAAATTAAGAAATTAATTCAAGAAGAATTCGAAACAGTTATTGAACTGTTAAATATGAATTGGCAAGGACACGATATCTTCCGTAGGTGGTATATTGATGGCCGGCTATATTTTCATAAAATTATTGATGAAAAAAATCCTAAGGCAGGTATCATTGAACTAAGAAATATTGATCCCATAAAGATTCGTAAAATTAGAGAAATTAAAGAAGACAAAGATCCTTCAACTGGAACTAAAATGATTAAAGGCGTTAAAGAATACTATGTGTATCAAAACAATAGTATGTCAAAATCATCAACTGGTTTGAAAATTTCTAAAGATGCAATTACATATGTAACATCTGGTGTATTAGATCCAAGTAGAAAACGTGTTTTATCGTATCTAGATAAAGCAATGAAAACAGTTAATCAACTTCGTATGCTTGAAGATTCACTAGTCATTTATCGTTTGTCAAGGGCACCTGAACGCCGTATATTTTATATTGATGTAGGTAATTTGCCAAAAGGTAAAGCTGAAGAATATTTAAGAAACATTATGACGAAGTATCGTAATAAGTTAGTATACAATGCTTCAACTGGAGAGATGCAAGATGATCGTAAACACATGTCGATGTTGGAAGACTTTTGGTTACCGCGTAGAGAAGGTGGTCGAGGCACAGAGATTACAACACTACCAGGAGGGGAAAACCTCGGGCAGATCGACGATATCGTCTACTTCCAAAAGAAACTATATAAGTCTCTCAACGTCCCAGTCAACAGACTCGAACAAGAAGCTCAGTTCTCCTTGGGTCGATCTTCTGAGATAACAAGGGATGAATTAAAATTTCAGAAGTTTATTAATAGACTTCGTAAACGTTTTTCTATGTTATTCATGGACTTATTGAAAACTCAGTTAGTACTTAAGGGTATTGTTACTGAAGAAGAATTTGATGAAATGAAGCAGAATATCAATATTGATTACCAAAAAGATACTCACTTTTCTGAATTAAAAGAATCAGAATTACTAAGAGAACGTCTTGGTACTATTCGTGAAATGGATGAATATGTTGGTAAATACTTCTCTGTTGAGTGGCTACGCAAAAATGTTCTTATGCAAAGTGAAGAAGATATTAAAAATATTGATGATCAAATTGCACAAGAAGCTGAAGATCAGCCAGAAGAAGGAGAAGATGATTTAGATGTTTAGAAAACTAAATTTGTATAAATAATCATTAGTAACAGGAGTATTAAAATATTATGGCAACTACAGAAGAACTGATTGATACATTATCAAAAGGCGATATGGTTCAAGCAAGTAATGCTTTTACTGATCTCATGCAAAGTAGAGTACAAAATGCATTAGATGATCGTAAAGTTGAGATTGGACAGCAAATGCATTTATCTCCAGAAGAGATTGAGCAAATGCACGCTGAAGAAGATGAAGAAGAATTAGAAGAAGTAGACACTGAAGAGGATGAGTCTGAAGACGATTCCGAAGAAGCTGAAGAAGAGGAAGAATTAGAAGATGACGAAGACATTCAGCCAGTTTCGACAGAGTCTTAATGAAGGGTTAAAACTTTCTGCAGGAGAAAAGGAAGTTAAACGTTTCAAAGTTGGTAAAAAGAAATATGAAGCTGTGATTACAAAGAAAGCAAATTATTTCTGTGCATATATTGATGGAGATAAGTTAGATCAATTTAAGTCACAGAAAGAAGCTGAAAAAGCAATAAAAGATTTTACAGATTTAATGGGTAAATAGAATGAAACTTATCACGGAACATGTTGAAGATATAAGATTTATTACCGAAGCAAAAGAAGACGGTGGTAAAAATTATATTATTGAAGGCATATTCATGCAGGCAAATAAGCCTAATCGAAATGGCCGCATGTACCCTCGTGAAATCCTTGAATCTGCGGTTAACAAATATGTAACCGAACAAGTTTCCAAAGGTAGAGCCGTTGGTGAATTAAATCACCCAGAAGGTCCTACTATTAATTTGGATAAAGTATCCCACAAGATTACCGAACTTAATTGGGATGGTAATAATGTTGTGGGTAAGGCAACTATTTTGGATACGCCTATGGGAAAGATTGTAAAAGGTCTTTTAGATGGGGAAGTTCAGGTAGGTGTCTCAAGTCGTGGAATGGGTAGTCTTGCTAATAAAGGCGGAGTGAATGTCGTAAATAATGACTTCATGTTAAATGCCGTGGATATCGTACAAGACCCATCTGCACCAGAAGCATTCGTCAATGGCGTAATGGAAGGTGTAGAATGGATCTATGAAAATGGTATATTCAAACAGCAAGAAATTGAACAGTTCGAGACAGAGGTCAAAAGAGCTCCAAATGCAAATATGCAAATGAAAGCCTTTAAAGATTTCCTCTCAAAACTTTAACTCTGAAGGAGTAATTAAATGTCAGATGAAAATCAAATCGACGTTGAAGATACGCTCCAAGATGAACTCGTGACTGATACTGTTGAAGTTTCTAATGAGGATAATCTTGAAGAAGCTGCTGTACCAGCAGAAGCTGATGGTGAAAAAGCCGCAGTCGATACTAAGAAAGCTATCGATAAAAGCGAACCCGCCCAAGCTCCTATGCCTAAGACTAAGGCAGGTATGGTAAATGCTATGTATAGAGAGATGTCAAAAATGAATAAAGATAAGCTCATGGCGTCCTATAATAAAGTGATGAATAATGAGAGCACAGAAGCTGATGATGCTGAAGGAATCTTCGAAGAAGATCTTACTGCATTAGTTGATTCTGAAGCTACATTGTCAGAAGGTTTTAGGGACAAAGCTGAGATCATTTTTGAAGCTGCACTTAAGTCAAAGATCGGAGAGCACGTTGAGCGTCTCGAAGAATCTTATGCTGAAGAGCTAGCCGAAGAAACCACTCGAATCCACAGCGATCTCGTAGAGAAAGTTGATGGCTACCTTAACTACGTCGTAGAAAACTGGATGGAAGAGAATAAACTAGCAGTAGAAACCGGTCTTCGTACCGAGATCTCTGAGTCTTTCATGAAGTCGTTACACGGTGTATTCAATGAGCATTACATTGATGTTCCTGAAAGCAAGGTTGATTTAGTAGACGAATTGTCTGCTGACAAAGACAAGCTTGAAGAGCAAGTTAAT